TCTCCAAGGGGCCGTAGCCCCGGTTAAGGTTAGGCAGTAAAGACGTAAGGCTTAATCCAAGTACCAATGTTTAAATCAACGTAGTGGCTGCGGTAAAAGTAATCAGTCGAAGAATCAGAGTGGTCAAAGAAATCTGCCCCTTTCATTGCTGCAATCATTTCAGCCATAAACTGCAAAACAATTCCAGAATAATGTTCATCCATCCAATACTCATTTACCTCAATATAGTTACGAGGATATTCGCCTCGCATCATGTACTCGCTAAAATCTAATTCACCCTTAGTTACTTTAACTACGAGAGTGCTGTTATGGCGAACACTGATAGAGCCTTTAACTTTGTACTTAGCTAATACAGCTTTAATGCCCGGGGCTAAATTTGCTTTATCTTCTTTGCTTACAAAAGCCATGATAATTCTCCTGATCTAATTTAGATTATGTTGTGTGCTAATTTAAGGGCTGCAACAATTGGGTTCCAAGAACTTCGGCTAATACCCATATCTTCGCAGTAAAAAAATCCAGCATCTAATTCAAACACTGTAATCTCACACCCCTCAATTTCTACTTTATGTATGTCTCTCTCACCAATATCTTCAAATGAAATAGTTTTGTACTTTCCAGCTAAACCATTAGAACTTTTAAAACTTCTTGGCTTAATAACTAGCTTATGGCTTTCGCCTGTGTAGTCCTCAGCGTTATAAGTAATCTTGGTAATAGGCATAATTTACTTCCTGTTTCCGTTTGGTATGGTTCATTCTAAACCGTTAAGTCTTAACGAGTCAATAGGTAATGTGTATTTATTTTAAATCTAAGGTAGAGGGGAGTAGATAAAGCTAATAACCGCGTACAACAATGACAAGGTACAGCTATTAAAGTTATTTATAAATTAAGGTAGCCGCAATGCCGTTAACATTTAAGTCACCGAGCAATAGCACTAGATCACCTACGAGATCCAGAAACAATAAGCAAAAGGCTAGACGGGCAAAAGCTAAGGTCACACCTAAAGCTAAACAGGCTAACCAGAACAACAACCAACGGGCTAATCTACCTAGTGAGCAAAATAGGTATGTAGCGCCAGTGGCTAAAGTTACACCAAGGCCAGCTACACCTATGGATTCTACTGCTAAATCTTTTGCAGCGGCTCCAATGGCAAATATTACCCAAACTCAAAATAGTGGGTTGACCTCTTATAATTCTGGCCCTTCTAAAGTTCCTAGCTATAGCCAAGGTGACGGGCAAATGAGTCCAGCGTTAGCAGCTAAACAAAACAAAAAAGCAGCTACCTCTCCTGCTTATATGCGGAATGATGATGAGTTTGAAACTAATACTTTAGGTATCAGTTCAACTAAGTCGTCAACTAAGTCGTCAACTAAGCCTATTACTTCAATCTCACCTCAGCAGGCTAATCTTCCAAGTGAAGATAAAGGCTATTTTCAATCATTTAAAGACGCGGTGGGCTTACTGTTTGATGATCCCCGGACAGAGGAAAGCGGAAGGTATAACCAGAAGTATTGGGCAGAGCGATTAGCTGATGGTAAAGCCGCAGGCAATAAAAACATTCAAGCTGAAATAGCGGCAGAGCAAGCAAGCTTAGGGGGGCCAAGTAAATCATATAACCAAGAGAAGGTTCCCGGTTATTTTGAGCCACTAAACCACCCATCACAAAAGAAGATTGCCAAGCTACCAACACCGCAGAACGCCCAAAAAGAAATTGAGGCTCTTGATAACCAGATAGCCAATGAGACTGACCCGGTAAAGCTTCGGGCAGCACACACGCGTAGATTAATGCTTATGCGTATGAGAAGAACAAGCACTAGGTTTGCTGGCCTAGTAGATGATCCAGACACTAAAATTAGCCGCATGAGTATTCTCTAATGAAAAATGTATCTCCTGTATCTCCCATTGCTTTATTGAAACGATATGATCGACTTAAAGCGGATCGCCATAACTGGGATCAATTGTGGGAAGAGTTAGCTGTTTTTTTAATGCCTAGCAAAATTGACTTTATTACTAAGAGCACCAAAGGCACAAAAAGGGCCGCTGAGGTATACGATTCGACAGGCATACATTCATTGCAGATTTTAGCCGCTTCGCTTCATGGCTCCCTTACAAGCCCTTCAACCAAGTGGTTCGGGCTTCGCTTCCGGGAAGATGCGTTAAACGAAGATAAAGAAGCAAAAGATTGGCTTGAGAAGTGCAGTCAAGGAATGTTTCAAGAGTTTGGGAAAAGCAATTTTTCAACTGAGGTTGCTGAGGCTTATCAGGATATGGTGGGCTTTGGTACAGCCGCTTTACAGTTTGACGTAAAAACTAAAGAGGCTAACTTTGATGGTTTTAATTTCCGGGCGTGTCACTTAGCTGAGGTGGTGGTTGCTGAGTCAGTAGAGGGCCGCATAGATACAGTGTTTCGCAAGCTAACATTGTCAGCGCGTCAAGCTCATCAAAAGTTTGGTGATAATTGTGGCGAGAAGTCAATGAAAGCTTTGGAGACTGATCCAGATAAGGAGTTTGATTACATTCAAGCCGTATTTCCCCGAGAATTAAAAGGGGAATCTACAATGGTAGCGCCACCAAGTCAAAGACCTTGGGCTTGTTATTTTATTAGTGTAGACGATAAGAAAATATGTAAAGAGTCTGGATACTATGAATTGCCTTTTATGGTTCCAAGGTGGTCAAAAACTACGGGTGATATTTATGGATTTGGCCCCGGGTGCGTTGCTCGACCAGATATTAAAACCTTAAACGAGGCTAGAAAGTTGGCTATGAAAGCGTGGGAGAAAAGTATAGACCCACCACTTAAAGCCTTACAAAACGGAATACTGGGCAAGATTGATATGCGCCCGAGCACAGTAACGTATGTGCGAGATATGAACAACTTGGAGCCGTTAGTCAATGCGACTAACTGGAACGCTGACCAATTAATGCTAACGGACGTTAGGGCATCAGTAAGGCGTATCTTCTTCTCTGACCAGTTAGAGTTAAACGATGGGCCTCAAATGACTGCAACTGAGGTGCAAGTTCGTTATGAGCTAATGCAGCGGTTGCTCGGGCCTACTCTTGGTCGGCTTCAATCTGAGTTTTTAAACCCCATTGTTGAACGTGCTTTTTACTCTATGTTGCGCGGCAATGCTCTACCGCCAATGCCCGAAATCTTGCAAGAAGTAGGAGGTGATTTAGATATTGAATATGTTGGGCCGCTTGCACGATCACAGAAAATGGATGAAGTGACAGGAATCCAAAGAGCGATTGATGGAATCATGCAATTGGCTCAAGTTAACCCGGAAGTCCTCGACATTGTAGATGTGGATAAAGCCGGGCGAACCATATCAGATCGACTAGGAGCGCCAGCAGACATATTGCGAGGCGTTGAGCAAGTCGATGAAATGCGCCAACAACGACAACAGCAGCAACAGGCTCAAGCTGAAATGGATCAAGGTCAGCAAGAATTAGCCGGGGCAACTCAAGCGGTTGAATTGGAGCAGATGGTTAATGAATCAGTTTAATAAGGACATTATAGAATTATTTAGTACCAAAACAGGCGAGAGAATACTTGCCAACATGAGAGTGGCCTACGGAGATCGTATATCGTTTTCTAAAGACCCTTGTGAAACTGCCTTTAAAGAGGGGCAGCGAAGCATTTACTTAGAAATTAAAAATTTAGTGGAGAAAGATAATGAGTGAAGAAGCAGCAGCAAAAGAGTCTTGGCACTCTGGCTTGTCAGATGAGTACCGGGGTAATGAGTCTTTGGCGCAAATCCCTGATCTAAACACCTTAGCTAAATCCTACTTGGACGCGCAGCAATATGCTGGCGGCTCAATTCGTATTCCGGGAGAAGATGCAAGTACAGACGATTGGACAGCGTTTAACTCTAAGCTTACCGCTAAAGTTCCAACACTAATGAACCTACCAAGTGATGAGCAAGAAGCCAAGAACGCATTGTTTAACCGCCTTGGTCGTCCTGATACAAAAGAAGGTTATCAAGTTGATGGTGCTGATCCTGATTTTTTAGAATGGGCGCATGACAATGGCCTATCCACTGCGCAAGTAAAGGCTTGGCAGGAGAATACCCAAAGTCAATCAACTAAAGCTGATGAAGATAATGAAGCGGAAATGCAAGCCGCTAATGACCTCCTTAAAAAAGAATGGGGCCATGCCTATGATGAGCGCCTATCTCAAGCTAAGAACGCTGTACTAGCTTATGCTGACGCTGAAACTCAAGCATTTTTATTAGAGTCCGGGCTGGCTAACAATCCTAACATGATTAAGCTAATGGCTCAGATCGGAGCAACATTAACCGAGGATGAATCTGCCGGGCTACAAAGCAGTAATCGGTTCACTCTCTCACCCAATGAAGCACTAGATCGAATTAGTGAAGTTAGGCGCAACCGGGAGCACCCTTACAACATAGTCAGCCACCCACAACACAACTCAGAAGTGGAGAAGATGGAAGGGCTTTATTCTCAAGCTTATCCAGACCCCGCTTAAATCCTAATAACCGCGTAGAAAACCATGATCATCTAATCAACAGGGTAGCTAATCCTTAGTCCTGTGGGTTAGATGAGCCGTATCTCATATCTCGTTAAAGCAAACGATATTGCCAGTTAAGAGTCCGCAAGGGTAGCTCAAAACGCCAATTTCAATTTGCCAATTCGGAGATAACTCACATGGCTAATACAATCGCAAAAGCGTTCGTCCAACAGTTCCAAGATAATTTAATTCACTTAGCACAACAAAAAGGTTCGCGTCTACGCGCATCAGTCAACGAGCAGTCAGTTACGGGCGAGAAGTTTAACTTTGAACGGCTCGGGAACGTCGCTGCCGTCGTTAAATCAAGTCGTCATACCACTACCCCTGTACTGGAAGTTCCGCACTCTCGCAGAACTGCAACCATGACAGATTATCATTGGGCCGACCTCATAGATGATGAGGATAAAGTTCGTATGTTAATTAGCCCTGAGTCGCATTATGCGCGTTCTGGTGCTAACTCAATGGCTCGGGCTATAGATGATCTAATCATTGCAGCAGCTACAGGTAATGCGGTCGATGGCGATGGTTCTAACGTAGCACTTCCAGCCGGGCAGAAAATTGCTCACGGATCTGCGGGTTTAACCCTTGCTAAATTAATTTCTGCTAAAGAGATTTTAGACGGAAATGAAGTAGACGAAGAAGATCGTTTCTTTGTGTTGGGTTCACAGCAAGTTTC